CGAAGCCGATCAAGAACGCAGCGCCAGCAAACGCTAGGCCCGTGCCCCCGAAACCCACCCCCGCTCAAACCCCGATCAAGAAGCCCGCAGCACGGCCCTTCGCAACTCCGGCCGCTGCCAAGGCGCAGACTACCGACCGCCCCTGGGGCGCGCTGAGCCTGCCCGAGCGGGCCATCGTGAAGCACCTGGAGAAGATGGCCCCGGCCTTCTCTCCGGCAGAGGACCTGACCATCGCGGAGCTGTTGATCAGCGGCAACAAGATCGAGGCCGTCGCGCTGCAGCTGGAGGTCCAGGCCTCCATGGCTCTGGCTCGCTGGAAGGCGTTCCTGTGCGCCGAGGTGCTGGGCGAGAACGGCAAGCCCTCGATGGATGGCCAGCAGCGGCTCCTGGCCGCGCTGCGGTACCGGAAGGACCATGCCAATGCGTGAGGGGTTTTCGGACGCTATAAAACGGTGGGCGGCGGCATGAGCGACGTGACTGGACCTATCTCCACGCTGCCTGGCAGCTTTCACAGCCTGCCTGTTGGTGCAGTGTGCGACCTCCACCCCGACGGCCCGGCGGTCGCCCGCATTCAGGGTGAGACGGATTCGTTTGGGTCGGAAATGATCGACTGCTGTGCGGAGTGCATTCGCCAGCTGCGCGAAGAAGCGAAGCTAGCACGCGTTGGCCGCTGCGATTGGTGCCGCACCGATGCCGATGATCTTAGGGATCGTAGGGATTATGACGAGGGCATGCGCGGGCCAGTCTATCGGGTCTGCGGCGGCTGCGCTGGTCGCTCTGACGAACGTCTGGCAGCTGAACTTGATCAGTCGGGGTGGGCATGAGCCTGCACGACCCGATCAAGACCGGATCCCGCCTCACCCGCGCCATGTCGATCACCGACGCCTTGGCGTGGGCCTTCCTGACCGAGAAGGCCGTCCTCGACTTCGACCAATACGGCGCCCACGAGTTCGACCGGCCGGGCGTCGACACGCTCTGGATCATGGGGGAACGGCACAAGGTCGGCGTCACCGTCGACGGGGGAGGGACCAGCGACCCGCACCGGGATGCGCAGGTCATCGCCGCCGTGGTCGAGGCGTTGCCGGATCAAGTGGGCGGCCGTCGCATGGCCACGCAGATCGCGGAACTGGCACGCGCCCGCAGCGCGCCGGACTGGGGGCAGGGGGATCGCATCAGCATCACGCCCTGCGGATGGGACTGGAGCGACGAGGAGGGGTTCTTCGTGGCCGGTACTGCGCAGATCGGCAGCCTGTGGGTCTGGCGCGATCACCGCCGCCACAGGCGTGAACACGTCGGGCAGGTCTGCGCCATCAGCTACACCGGCACTGCCAGCATGATCGCCGCCAAGCGCCGGAACTATTTGGCTTGGTGCGGGGCGCTGCTGGACCTCTGGGCCGTGCTGAGCAGGCCGGGGATGCTGGACACGATCGAGATCACGGGGGCGCTGCCGGCACTGGCGCCGTGGCGGGAAACCATCATTGAGGGGGATGCAAGGAAATGAGCGCGCGCACCACGCTCTCCTTGTTCGGCGCAGGCGTCATTGGCGGCATCGCGGTGATGCTGACCTTCGTACCCCGCCAAAAGGTCGAGCCGCTGATGCTGACCATGGGAACGCAAGAGCCCTGTGTCGCCACCGTTTACGCTGAGACATGGCAAGCAATGAACGACATGAAGATTTATCAGTGGGTCACGGCCTGCGAGGAAATGGAGCAGCGGAAATGAGCGGGATGGATAGGCTGACGGAATACGCTGTGATGCTGGGGCTCACCAACGAGCCACTGCCCGAGGGCTGGACCGTTCACAAAGGCGACGGGTGCGTATATTTTCGAGATGGCAGCACTGTTCGCATGCTCGACCTTGAGGGCCTGCTGCGCGAACTGCTCGCCCGCCGCCGCGCGTCGCAGGCTGCCCCCGCCCCGTCTGATGGGCTGCGGGAGGCGCTGGAGCGTCTGGAGGCGAAGGCGTCTGCTGTATCTAGCGCGCATGCTCGTAGGGGCGGCATTGGGTTTGCGGTGGCGGAGATGGGAGCGGCTATCATCGCCGCCCGCGCCGCCCTCTCCGCATCACCCGCGCAAGAGGGGGGCGAGTGATGGCGCAGATGGCAGCACAGCGCGCAGAACAACTGCGGCAACTATCCGAGCGAGAACGGAAGCAGGCGACATGCTCGCATGTGTTCAAGTCGGTCATCGGAACGACCGCCTATCTCCAATGCCCCAAATGCGGAATGAGGCGCGACAATGACTGACCCGACCCCGACCCCGACCCCGACCCGCGCCGAGGTGGAGCGGTTCGATCTTGTCAATGTAGCTTATGATCTGGGCGAATACGTAAAGCGGATTGAGCAGCAGGAGGGCGGAAGGTTCGTTCGATGGGCCGACTACGCCGCCCTGCGTGAGCGGGCGGAAGCGGCGGACAGCCTAATCACCGAATTGCGGCACAGATACGCATCCGGGCAGGTGCAACTCACCGCCGCCCGTCGCGCCGAGGATGCTGCGTGGAACGATGCGATTGAGGCGGTTCGTAAGGCGCTGAGAGTTGAGAATGGTTCGAGGGCGGACTATACGCTGCGCGCCCTTCGCCGCGCTGCCCCCACGGAGGGAGAGGCATGAGCGCAGAACCCTGCCGCTGGATCAAGGACGCCGATGTTCCGGGTGGGCGGTTCCTTGTGCCCGGCTGCGCAAATCGCGCGATCTATGGCGATGACGCCGAATGCCAATGCGAAACCATCAGCTTTAATGACGATGCCGACGGCGTGGAGCGTTGCCCCCACTGTGGGCAGATCGTTGCACAGGAGGGGCAGCAGTGAGCGCAGAGCCTGCCCGCTACGGCAACCGCCGCGTCCCGAAAATGTACGCCCAGGTTAACGAGCTGCGGCAGGCTATCGCGGCCGAGGGCAGTCCGCGCGTTCAGGCAGCGTGGGACAAGGTCGAGGAGCACATCGACTTCGCCTATCAGCAGGCCGGAGCCGGGCAGGAGCGGGCCCCTGATCCGTGACCTGTGCGAGCTGGTGGCCGCGTTCGCCGTGCTGGTCGTGGTGCTGTCGTGGGCTGGGTTCTAAGCGACCAGTAACCGGGATTATGACTCGGGAACTGTTTGGCGTAGCCGGGGATTGGCATGTCTCATCCTAAGGCCGACCTTCGCCATGCAGTATGTTATCTACGATCCGCACCGCCTTGGCTTCTGGAAGAGCTCTACAAAGGTGGTACCATCGCCAGACAAAGCGAAGGTATGGGGCCAGCTTTCCGCTGCCATCGCCCAGGCATCAATCGCCAACCGCAGCCGTAGTGTGCCCGAGCGCCAAGCGCCGAGCCTCCACCATCGAGACCTGCCGAACTACGTGGTGCGTGGGTATGACCACAGCTGGACGTGTCAGGAAACCCATGACGCACCGCCGATCCACTTCGCGGAGTAAGGCGCAGCAGGACGTTTTCGCACCGATCGACGGGTCGGAATGAAGAAGGCTCTTGCGGTGCGCGCTAAAAACTTGCATTGATGCCAGAGGAGATACGTGCGCCGAGGGGAAACCCTACGGCGCATTTTGCATTTGAGGCACGGATGTTCAGTCCCATGTCTCGGCAGTTCTGAACCTTTGCCGAATGATTTCTATCTCTTCATCAGTTTCAATCTGCTTCCGGTCACCGTTCTCCTGATTACGGAAGACAATCACGTTTGAAAGGCCTCGTCTGCTTTCACTGATGTACCATGGCGGGACATCCATTATGTGCATTTGCCCCTTTTTGTCGTCCACTCTTACTCTGCCCAACGTCAGATCCTCTGGCTGTTGAACCACCACTGAACCACGCCTGCCCCATCCACGCAAATCATCCCCATCCGCCCTGGTCCTCCCGGGCGGGGAGGGCGTGGTCCCGGCCCCTCGCCGTGCGGACCCCCTCCGAAATCAACGAGGCCAGCATGACCGTCTGCAAGAAATGCCAGGGCAAGGGCGCGGTGAAGCCTGCGCCCTACCCGTCCCGGCGCGACCTGCCGTGCTTCTGGTTCGCCGAGGGCGCGCGGACTTGTCCTAGCTGCGATGGTACGGGCGAGACGGACGATGGGGGCCGGGATGGACGCACCTAAGCGGCCCATGCCTCCTGCGGATCAGGTCGAAGGCTTCGAGGCATGGTTCGGCACCGCGCCCGATCTTGCCAAATGGGCCTCGGCCTCGTTCATCGACGACGCCGCGCCGCTGCGGAACCCGGATCATGAGCATCTGCGCTCAGCCTCGATCGGCTTTCTCTGGACCAACGTGTCCAACGCCAAGAAGGGCCGCATGGTGATCGGCACGGCCGAGCCGGGCGCCCCGCAAGGTGCGATGGGCAAATGGGGACGCGCCAAGGCCACGCTGCAGGTGACTGGGTGGTTCGGGATGGTCCCGGATTTCATTATCACCATCGACGCTGCCTGGTGGCTCCTCGCATCCGACGCCGAGGCCTGTGCGCTCATAGAACACGAGCTATACCATTGCGCCCAGGACCGGGACGAGTACGGCGCGCCGAAGTTCAATCGTCAGACTGGGCAGCCCGTCTTCACGATGCGGGGCCACGACGTCGAGGAGTTCGTTGGCGTGGTCCGGCGGTATGGCGCGGACGCCGCGGGGATTCGGGAACTGATCGAGGCCGCAGAGGCCGGTCCGGAGATCGCTGCCGCGAGCATCGCACAGTGCTGCGGGACGTGCCTGAGGGCGTGAGTGAGGACTGAGCAATGGCAGGCGCCAAGTTGAATACCGAGATCAGGACCTTCATCGTCCAGTCTCTCGCCTGCTTCGATGGCCCGTCGACCGTCGTGAAGGCGGTCCAGGACGAGTTCGGGATCACCGTCACCCGCCAGTCGATCGAGACCTATGACCCGACCAAGCGGGCGGGAAAGGGCCTGGCGCCGAAGTGGTGCGCCATCTTCGAGGAAACCCGTGCCGCCTTTCTGGAGGACACCAGCAAGATCGGCATCAGCCACCGCGCTGTGCGCCTCCGAGGGCTGCAGCGTATGGCCGAGAAGGCCGAAGCGCAGGGCAACATGGTCTTGGCGTCTTCGCTGCTGGAGCAGGCCGCCAAGGAGATGGGCGGAGCGTTCACCAATCGTCGCGAACTGACGGGAAAGGACGGCGGGGCCGTGGAGGTGAAGAGCCTTGCCGACTTCTACGCAGACCTTACAGGGTCCAACCCTCAATCCCGCGCTTCGTGAGTTCTGGCTGAAGCCAGCCCGTAACCGGGTACTTTACGGCGGCCGGGCGTCGTCGAAATCATGGGACGCCGCGGGCTTCGCGGTGTTCCTCGCCACCAAGTGCCGCATCCGCATGCTGTGCGCTCGGCAGTTCCAAAACAAGATCGCTGAATCGGTCTACACGCTGCTCAAGATCCAGATCGAGCGGTTCGGGCTGCAGTCGCAGTTCACGATCACCGACAACGCGATCCGGCACAACGTGACCGGTGCCGAGTTCTTGTTCTACGGCCTCTGGCGGCACATCGACGAGATCAAGTCGCTCGAAGGGATCGACATCCTCTGGCTGGAGGAAGCGCACAACCTGACCGCAGAGCAATGGGAGATCCTGGAGCCGACGATCCGCAAGGAAGGGTCGCAAGTCTGGATCCTCTTCAACCCTCGCCTGGTCACGGACTTCGTCTGGCGCCGGTTCGTTGCCAATACCCCGCCGGACACGATCAAGCGGCACATCAACTACACCGAGAACCCTTTCCTCTCGGAGACGATGCTGCGGATCATCAAGGCGAAGGAAGACGAGGACGCCGAAGAGTTCGCCCACATTTACCTGGGCCAGCCGCGCGAGGATGACGACGCCGTCGTGATCAAGCGGTCGTGGATCATGGCCTCGCTGGATGCGTGCAAGCGCCTCGGCATCGCCAGAGGTCCGCGTCGGCGCATCGGCTTCGACGTGGCCGACAGCGGCAACGACAAGAACGCCCAGGTGCTGATGGAAGGCATTGAGGCGACCTTTGTGGAGGAATGGAAGGGCCGCGAGGACGAGCTGCTGAAGTCTGCCGGGCGTGTCCATATGAAGGCGCGCGAGACCGGCGCCGAAATCGACTATGACAGCATCGGCGTCGGTGCCTTTGCCGGGGCGCACTTTCAGGCCCTCAATGCCGAGTTCAAGGTCAGCCTTGAGTACCGGCGCTTCAACGCAAGCGATGGGGTCATCAATCCCGATGACAAGATCGACCCCAACGACCCGCAGTCGCGGACCAACGGCGATTACTATGCCAACCTGAAGGCGCAGACCTGGTGGGACGTCGCGCGCCGCTTCCGCAACACCTTCAATGCCGTCGAGCGTGGGATGACCTATGACCCGCACGACCTTATCTCGATCAGCCCGGACTGCGACCACCTGGACAGGCTGATCGATGAGCTTTCGACACCCCGCCGCGACTTCGACAACGCGGGCCGGGTCAAGGTCGAGAGCAAGACAGACCTGAGCAAGCGCAAGATCGAATCCCCGAACCTTGCCGACGGCTTCGTCATGGCGAACGCGCCACGCGCAGCTGCGCCGCAGGTGGCCATGATCCTGAGAAAGAACCGGCGATGAACCCTATGCAGATGATGGTGAACGCCGCCCGCCGCCTGGAGGGGCTGTTCCCCGGCTACTTCCCGACGACGAAGCACCAGCACTACCGGGACTTCGGCTGGCCTGAGAACGTCGAGTTCAAGGACGCGCTGCGCATGTACAAGCGCAACAGCATCGCGCGGGCGGGGGTCAACAAGACGGTCCTGAAGACCTGGCAGGACTTCCCCTCCCTGTGGGAGACCGAGAAGGCCGGGGACACGACCGATGAGAAGGCGATTGCCGTCCATTTCCGCAAGATCGGGGTGTGGCGCGCGCTGGCCGAGGCAGACCGCCGGGCCATCGTGGGCGGTTATGCCGGCGTCATCCTGCGCCTCGCCGATGGAAAGAGCTTTGACCAGCCGGTCGGGGTGGTTCCGGGCGGGACCGACGGTCTGGTCGAGCTGGTGCCGCTGTGGTGCAACCAGATCATGGTCGCCGAGTGGATCACCGACACCACCAGCCCGGACTATGGAAAGCCCAAGCGTTTCACCTTCAACGAGGCAGCTATAGGTGGCACGGCCGGGCGGTCCTTCGACGTCCACCCGGACCGGGTCCTGATCTGGTCGTCCGATGGCACAGTCAGCCCGACGTCCGAGCTGGAGCCGGGCTACAACGACCTGCTGGACATGGAGAAGGTCAAGGGTGCCGGCGGCGAGGGCTTCTGGAAGAACGCTAAGTCCGCGCCGATCCTGGAGATCGACAAAGAGGCCAAGCTGCATGACATGGCCAAGGCCATGGGCGTCGAGGACGATGAAGTCGCCGACGCCATGAATGAGCAGGTCGAGGACTGGCAAAAGGGTTTCGACAAGCTGCTTATGCTGCAGGGCATGCAGGCAAAGACCCTCGGGGTTGTTCTGCCCAGCCCTGAGCATTTCCATGGCATTCCGCTGTTGAGCTTTGCGGCCTCGCTCGGCATTCCGGCCAAGATCCTGATCGGCTCTCAGACCGGCGAGCGCGCATCGACCGAGGATGCCGACGAATGGAGCCAGACCTGCAACGCGCGACGCGAAAGCATCGCCAAGCCGCGAATCAAGGCGCTGGCTGACAAGCTGGTGCGGTTCAAGGTGCTGCCCGCAAAGGACTGGTACGTCGGGTGGTCCGACCTGACCGAGGCGAGCCCCGGTGAGAAGATCGACCGGGCGGCCAAGATGGCCACCATCAACTCGTCGCAGCGTGATGAACCGGCATTCACCGCGGGAGAGATCCGCGAAGAAGCGGGCTTCGACCCGGCAACCGCGCCGCCACCCGTCACCGGCGGCCGCATCACCATCGAGGACTGACCATGCCGCAAGTGCGCGTGAACGTCCGCAGCATCGCGAATGCGGCTGCGGTGAAAGAGGTCGTGCGCAACGGGCGCACCCTGAAGATCGTCCCGAGCGTCACCCTGCCCGACGACGTCGTCATGAACGGGATCCTCTATCCCGGCAGCGAAATCGAGGCATCCTTCGCCAGCCTGGAGAGGACCCCTGCGCCGCTCGGCCATCCGACGGTCAACGGCAAGTTCGTCTCGGCGCTTGATCCCGAGGGCATCAACATCGGGTACATCGGCGCCTGGAACGAGAACGTGCGCCGCGAAGATGGCCGCGTGCTGCTCGACAAGGTGATCGACGTCGAGGTCGCCAACCGATCCGAGGGCGGCCGGGCCGTTCTGAAGGCGATCGAGAGCGGCGGCCCGATCCACACCTCCACCGGCCTCCTGGCCAACATCGAGAACACCAAGGGCGAAGGCTACGAGCGGATAGCCCGCGGCATCGTCTTTGACCACGACGCCATCCTGCTGAACGAGGATGGCGCAGCCACCCCCGATCAGGGCGTCGGCATGCTGGTGAACGGCCAGCAGGTCGAAGTGATCAACTCGGCCGTCGAATGGGCCGAGCGCGATCTGGAATGGGCAGCAGAGAGCGCCCTGGGCGCACTGGAGCGGCGCGAGCGTGCCGGGCTGGTGGATGCCTTCAAGTCTCTCATGGTCGAGGCGTTTTCCGGCCTGCGGAAGCCTCAAAAGCAAGAGGAAACTGTCATGGCAGATGACAAAGCGCTGGCCGATCTTTCGCTGAAAGTGAACGCCATCGAAGAGGGCATGAAGGGCCTCGGCACCACCATCGCGAACGCGATCGCCGATGCCCTGAAGCCAGTGACCGACGCTCACGCCGAGCAGGTCGCGAACCAGAAGGCCAAGGACGACGCCGAGAAGACCACGCTGGTCAACAAGGTGGTGAAAGCCAACCTGCTGACCGAGCCGGTGGCGAACGCCCTGACCCTGGACGCCCTGCGTGAGCTGGCCCCCAAGGGCGAGCCCGGCAAGGCCGCTGCGCTGAACGGCGCCGGCGGTACCGGCGATGTCGACGCGTGGGCAGGCTACGACCTGAACGCCAATCTGGAGGCGAAATAATGGCCGGTCCGAACGTGGTCTATCGCGGTCCCGCGGACCGCACCCCGAAGACGGTCAACGACCGTCGCGTCTCCGGCGCGCTGCTGCCCGGCACCTTTGTCGAGGACAACGGCACCAACCTGGTGCAGCTGACCACGGCGGTCGCTAAGCGCCCCCTGGTTCTGGGCATCCAGGACTATGTCGGCCAGCACCCCGACACCGCCTACACGGCGGGCGACACGGGCGTGGCCTACGAGCCGAACCCCAACGAGGTCTACAGCTGCCGCCTGGCCGCCGGGACCTATGCCGCCAATGCCCCGCTGACCGTCGCCGCAGCAGGCCGTCTGGCCGCAGCAGGGGCGGGCTCGGTCGTCGTCGCTTTCTTCGATGATGTCCCGGGTGCCTTCGCGGCTGGCGCGCGCGCCGACGTGCGCGTCGCCAACTCGTACACTGCGGCCTAAGGAGGGCCACGCCAATGCTTCGATTTTCTCCCGAGCAGCAGGCGGCGGTCATCGCGAACCGCCGCACCATGGCCGCACAGGCCGCCCTGCTCGCCAACCAGCTCGCCGCCACCGGCGAGATCATCGGCAACGCGCTGTCGCTGCCGCGTGATGTCTGGGGCGAGTGGGACACCGAGGCCGTCCAGATCCAGCGTCAGGAGATGCTGATCTTCAACGACCTCGCCGCGACGCTGGCCCGGCCCATGCCGATCGGCAAGCTGATCCACTACTTCAAGACGGTGTCGGACAGCGGGTCGGTCAACGTGTCGCTGGATGGCCGCTCCAAAGCCAACCTCGACAAGCCCGTGTTCGACTACCAGGGCACCCCGGTCCCGATCATCGACAGCACCTTCGGCTTCGGCTGGCGCGAGATGGCGGCGGCCGAGAGCGAGGGCTTCGCGCTGGATGACGCAGGCCGGGTCAACGCCACCGACAAGGTCTCGAAGAAGCTGGAAAGCCTGGCGCTGGACGGTGACGTGAACATCGTCGTGGGCGGCCAGCCGCTTTACGGCATGCGCACCCACCCCAACCGCAAGACGCGCACCACGGGCCAGCCGATGTCCGGCGCGACCGGCGCCCAGTGGCTGGCCGAGATCACCGCGACCGTGAAGCTGCTGCGCGACGCGAACATCTGGGCACCGGTGACGGTCTACCTGAACGCGGCTGACTGGTTCTATGCCAGCAACACCGACTACGCGGCGAACTATTCTAAGACCATCGCGCAGCGCATCCGCGAGATCGAGGGCATTGCTGCGATCCTGCCCGCGCCCACGCTGGCCTCGGGACAGATCATCGCGTTCGTCAAGGACCGCCGCGTGATCCAGGTCCTGAACGCCATGCCGGTCACGACCCGTGCGCAGTTCCGCGCCAACCCGGAGGACGATTACAACTTCGTCACCCTGGCGGCCGCCGCAGTCGAGATGAAGCCCGATGCCGAGGGCAACCTCGCCGTCGCGGTCTCGACGCCTTGATCAACCGGCGGGGCCTCTGAGGCCCTGCCCCTCATTCAGGGAATGGACCCATGAAACTGAAGATTACGAAGCCCGGCTATCACGACCAGAAGGGCAAGCCCGTCGAGGTCGGCACCATCATCACCGTGCAGGGCGACAAGGTGCCCGCCTCGCTGCTGAACAAGTGCGAGGTCCTGGACGGCGACACGGATGGCAAGGAGCCGATCACCAACCCGGCCGACAAGAAGGGCTGACCTTTGATGCGGGGCTGCCACGGCGGCCCCAATTCCAAGTCCAGCGGAGACGAACCATGCTCAGCTACACTCAACTCGCTGTCACTGTGGAAGAGGCTGCGGCCTACGCCACCGCCGGCGGCATTTCGGTACAGCCGACCGCGCCGGACCTGATGCGGGGTCAGCGTTTCATCGCAGCCCGATACAACGGCCGGTGGCGGGCCCCATGGCCAGAGAACGAGGTGCCGGATCACGTCAAGCTGGCCATCATCGAGGCGGGGATTGTAGAGGCGCAGAACCCCGGCAGCCTGTCGCCTGTATCGACCCCGGCCACCGACAAGGTGCTGGTCGGCGCGGGCAAGCTGACATGGGAGCGGGTCGGCGACGCCAGCGCCCCAGATGCCTACCTGCCACGGCTGCCGGTAGTTGAAGGGCTGCTGGCGCCGCTGATCCGCGTCACCGTGTCGGGGCTGTTTCTCAGGTCGGTGGGCTGACTCGGTTTCTCTCACATTTGGAGGCAGCTCATGGCCCAGGACTGGCAAGCCATCGCAGCCGAGGTAGCGGAGGCGCTTGGAGACGTCGGACACACCGCCACCCTCCTGCGACCGACCTTCACGGGCCCCGATCATGACCGGCAGCCCGGGCCCGATCTACCGATCCCGGTCAGGCTGCTGGGCGACACATTGTCCCTTGGGCTGGTGAACGGCACTGCCATCCAGGCGGGTGACCGGCGCGAGATGATGGCAGCAGAGGGCACCACGCCCACGCCCGCCGACCGCCTACGCATCGGCACCACCAGCTATGCAATCGTCCGCGCCGAGCCTTTCGCACCGGGCGGGGTCGCGCTGTACTATGACCTGATCCTGAGGGCCTGACATGGCAATACTGCCAGCTGACATTCAGGACGCTCTGGACAAGCTGGAGCCCGCTATCCGCGACGCCTTCATTGCCGCCGTCGATCAGATCACCAGCGCTATCCGCCTCAAGCAGGTCGAGGACATGATCCGCGAAGGCGACATCGAGGGCGCCATCAAGGCACTGCGGCTGGAGCAAGGCTTCTTCAGCCCGCTCTACGAGGCGCAGCGCGGTTCATTCATGATAGGCGGACCGATGGTCGTGGCGCAGACGCGCATCCGCGACCCATACGACGGCAGCAGCTTCGTCTTTAGCTTCGACGGGCGGCACGACCGGGCCGAGCGATGGATTCGGGAGCAGTCGTCGCGCCTCATCACCGAGGTGATCGAGGAGCAGAAGGAGCAGGCCCGCATCATCATCCGCGAGGCGGCCGAGGCAGGCCAGCACCCGCGCGACACCGCCCGGGCCATCGTCGGCCGCGTCGACCGGACTACCGGCAAGCGCGAGGGCGGCTTTATCGGCCTCGACCGGCGCCGCCAGAGCGTGTTCAGCAAGGTCATGGACGGCATGACGACGCCGGAGGGGGTCCGCGACCTGGTCACTGTTCCGCGCGATGGCAAGCCGCCCTACGTGACCTTGGAGAGCGTGAACGAGGCCACCAAGCAGCGCATCCTGCGCGCCTACCGCGCCGGGGAGGCTGTGAGCGACGCGGACATCGCGATCAGCCGAAAGCAGCTCAAGAACAAGCTGCTGAAGGATCGCGGCGACACCATCGGGCGAACCGAGGCGCTGAACGGCCTGCGCGCCGGGCGGCATGAGGGCTTCGAGCAGTTGGTTGAAAGCGGCTATGTCAGACAGGACCAGGTGCGCATCCGCTGGCAGGCGACCTTGGACGGGAGAGTGCGGGACAGTCACCGGCATCTGCATGGCGAGACGGTCAAGTTGGGGGAGTTCTTCAACCCCGCCCCGGGCGTGTTCATGCAGTACCCCGGCGACCTGCTGCACAGCCCTGGCAACCCGAAGGGGCTGGCGGCCAACGTCATCCAGTGCCGATGTTTGGCTGTCTACAGAGTGCGCAACGACCTCCTGCGATACGAGGACGACTGATGGCCAACCGATCCTTCGCCGCCTCGATCGAGGCTTTCGCCGAAAAGACCGAGGCCCAGATGCAGGCGGTGATGTCCGAGAGCATCCAGGATGCCATGGACATCATGCAGACCCCGGTCGCCAACGGTGGTCGGATGCCGGTGGATGACGGCCACCTGATCAACAGCGTGGTCACCGAGCTGAACGGCTCACAGATCGGCCGGGCCAGCGAGGCGGCAGACAAGGGCGGTGCCAGTTCAACCGCCAACATCGCGCTGCTGGTCACCCAAATGAAGATCGGGGACGTGGCGCGGATCGGATGGTCCGCCGCCCATGCCATGCGCCAGCATGAGGGCTTCGTGGGTGAGGACGCCCTTGGTCGGTCCTTCAACCAGGAAGGCAAGTTCTGGATCGATGGGGCGGCCGCCCAGTGGCCACAGATCATTGCGCGCAATGTCGGGAGGCTCAAATGAAGCATGTCCCTGAGCTGGCGCTCAAGGCGCGGCTAGCGGCCATCCCTGGCATCCCGAAGACATGGCCCAATCAGGACTTCGACCCGAAGGCGCCAGGCAATGTGCCGTACATCGCGTGTACCATCGTTCGGGCCGGGACCAGCGACGATACGCTGGACAGTGTCGCGCCGATTGTCGTCGGTCGCCTCATCGCCACCGTCGTGGTCCTCAGGGGCAGCGGAGAAGGCCGCGCCAATGACATCGCCGAGCAGGTCGCTGCGCTGTTCCCGATGGGCGCGCAGATCACCGCGCCGGGCTTCGTGACGGACGTCATCCAGCCCCCGCACATCCGCGAGGGCATGTCGGACGGGGCCTACTGGCGGGTGCCGGTGTCCGTCCCGATCGAGATCTCGCTCGACACCTGATTGCCCCGCCCTGCGGGCTGACCTCTGGGTCGAACAGCGGGCATTCCTCAGAACCGAAGCGCATCACTCGCAATAGCGGGCCGCTTCGCTTTGCCGCGAAAGGGCACACCACATGGCCACCAAGAATTATATCGGCGAGACGATCCATGTCTTCGCCGGGCTTCCTGAGACCAATACCGCCGCAGGCTTCGCCGCGCTGGACTGGACCAAGGCCGCAGGCGTTCAGCAGCTGCCGCAGTTGGGCGTCAGCCACGCCAACACCGACGTCGAGGATCTGGAGAGCGGCTTCACCGCGGGCGTCAAAGGCGCCGGCACTGGCAACGACAGCCAGATGGCATTCCGCGATCTGGGCACGGCTGTGCGTGATCCTGGTCAGCTGATCGTCAAGACGGCCGCCGAGGGCGCCGGTGGTGATATCTCGATCCGGATCACGCCCAAGGCAGGCGATACCACCACGCCCGTGAAGTACGCCCAGGGCTACGCACACAGCTATCTGGAGAACCAGGGCAACGTGTCGGCCCACAAGGGCTTCACCGCGAACTTCAAGCAAAACGCGCCGACCGTGGAAGCACCGTCCGCGCCGTAAGCCTCCGCTCCGGCGGAAGGGGCTGGTGGAGAGTGGTTTCGGCCACCAGCCCCGCATGAAACCGAGAAGCCTCAGGACAGAACATGGATTTCAGCAAATTCGACAACCGCGGCCCGGCCGAGGAAGGCGTCAAGGTTCCGCTGGTGGACCCGATCACCGGCGAGCCGATCGAGGGGGACGATGGCCCCGCCTGCGTGATCGTGCGCGGCGTGGCATCCCGGACGGTGCAGGCCGACATGCGCAAGCGCGCGCTGGCCCGTGCCAAGGTCACGCAGCCGAAGCTGGACGTGATGGAAGAGGTGCATGCCGACCTGATCGAATCCGCGCTGTCGCTGGTGGTCGGCTTCATCAACGTCGAGCGGAACGGCGAGCCCCTGACCGGCTCGGCGGAGGATGTCCGCTGGCTGCTCGACCTGACCTTCCCGATCATGCAGAAGGCTGACCGTGCCCACGTGATGCAGACCGGCGAGAAGTGGGTGATGGTCAACCGGCCCTTCGCCGTCCAGATCGCCGAGGCAGCGGGAGAGCAGGACCGTTTTTTGCCGGACGCCGCGCAGGGCTGATCCTCTGGGCACGCCAGGTCGGATGGCTCGCGGCAAAGCCTAAGGGGTCATCCGAGCCACGGTCCGCGATGATCGCCCCTGAGTTCCTCGAGCTGCCTGATCTCATGGCCGGGGAATATCTCCACGACATGATGTTCAGGGTCGGTCCGCTGCGCGCGATCGGCGAAGGCATGGTCGCAACGGACTGGCCTGTGCTGGTGGCCTTCGCGGGCAATCAGATGCTCGACGCCGAAGACACCGAGATCCTGGCCGAGATGTGCCGGGGCTATTGCAGCGCAATGCGGGACGGAGAAAGCCCGTTCGCCATCGCGCCAGTCGACCAGGAGGAGCCTGACGATGGTTGATTTCGCCACCCTGGTCCTGTCGGCCGACACCAGACAGCTCAAGACGGCAGTCACTGATCTGAAAGCTGTCGCCGATGCTGGCGCCATGACCGAGGCTCAGACCGATAAGACAGGCGCCGCGATCCTCGGGATGGGCACTGCCGCAAACAAAGCCGCCGCTCCGGTTGGCCGGTTTAGAGATGCTAACGGCCGATACATCAAGGCCGGTACTGAGGCCGCGGCAGCGGCGGCGGCAGCGGCCAAGGGCATCGATGCTCAGGGCGTGGCCGCGGTGCGGGCCAGTGCTGCGATGACCACCATGGCTGGGGCAGCTTCGGCTCTGTCTTCCTATCTTCTGCCCATGGCAGCAGCAGCTTTCGGCATCGGTGCGGTCACCCGCGAGATTGCCACGTTCGACACCTCGATGAGCGCCGTCGCAGCCGTGACTCGGGCCACCGGGGCCGAGCTCGAAGCGCTGCGCGATGTTGCCAAGGACCTCGGCGACACCACCGAGTTCAGTGCGGCGCAGGCGGCGGACGGCCTCAAGTTCCTGGGCATGGCAGGCTTCAGCGCCCGCGATGCCATTGCAGCAATTCCGGACGTGCTGAACCTCGCCACGGCGGCGCAGATGGATCTGGCCAGCGCGGCCGACATCAGCTCCAACATTATGAGCGGCTTCGGGATCGCGGCCGAGAACGCCGGCGACGTGGCCGACGTGCTGGCAGCGGCTTCCAGCCGGGCCAACACCGACGTGTCGCAGCTCGGGCAGGCCATGAGCACCGTGGCGCCAATCTCAGCCACGCTAGGCATCAGCTTGGAAGACACTGCGGCGGCCATCGGCGTCATGTCCGATGCCGGCATCCAGGGCGAGCGCGCTGGTACCGCAATGCGCGGCATGCTGGCCTCGCTCGCAGGTCCGACCAAGGCCGCTGCCGACACGCTCAAGCAGATGGGCCTGACCATCCGCGACGTCGATCCGGCCACCAACGATCTGGCCGACATCCTCGACAAGCTGCGCGGCTCCGGGATGACCGCTTCGCAGGCCATGACGATCTTCGGGCGCGAGGCAGCATCGGGCGCGCTGGTCCTGGTCGATGGGGCTGCCCGCGTCCGCGAGTTCGGCGACGAACTGAACACCGTCGAGGGCGAAGCACAGCGCATGGCCGACACCATGCGGGACAACCTTGGCGGCGACCTGCAAGGACTGGGTTCGGCTATCTCCGGTCTGGTTATTGGCCTCGGAGAGGCGGGGCTGACCGGCGCGATGCGCTCCAGCATTCAAGGCGCAACGGACCTGACGCGCTGGCTTTCTGGCAACCTGACACCCGCCATCGACGCTGCGAAGTTCGCCTTCCAGGGCGCGGGCGTGGTGGTCACCGCTTTGGCTTTCACGCAAGTGCCTGCGCTGACGGCCTCGATGTACACCTTCGTGGCCGGAGGCGGCGCCGCCACGTTGGCTTTGGGTACGTTCACCGCAGCCGCAAACATCGCACGGGCGGCCACGATCGCACTGGGCGGACCTCTCGGTCTGGTCTGGGGCCTGATCGGCGCCGGTGCGGCAGCGTGGCTTGTGTTCGGGGACAACGCTGCAACGGCCGACGGAGCCATGCAGGAAGCGGAGAAAGCCACAGCGGCGCTGAATGCTGCTCTGGGCACCTTCTACGCCACCGCTGCACCGTCTGCCGGCAAGGCCGCGATCGACTTGGCGAACGACAATTACAAGCTGGCTCACAGCGCCAGGGACGCCGCGCGCGCCGAACTGGAGAAGCGCCGTGCCATGCTGACCTCCGCCTATGAGGAGCAGCTAAGTGGTGCGCCCAGAGGCCCTGCTGGCGAGGCGCTTGCGGACAATCGGTCACAGGCTGCCCTGCGCGAACTGAACGAAGCGCAGGCACGCCTCGACGCTGCCAATGAGCGGCTGAACGAGGCCTATTCTGCACGGGACCGGGTTACGCGGGCAGTGACATCGTCCGCCACCTCGGATCGCATGGGCTCACACCCGGAGAACCTTGGCCTTTCCATCGACCTGACCTTGCCGGAGTTCGATGTTCCGGACATCGAGACAGGCTCTGGCGCGGGCGGCGGTGCTAGCAAGGCTGCGTCAAAGCTGACCGATGCGCAGAAGGCGGCAGAGGCTGCGCGCGACAGCCTGAAGTCTCTGCGCCAGGAGTACACCGACCTCTCTGCCACCATCGGCATGACCGCCGAGGAGGAGCGGGTGTATCAGGCCGTCCAGTCGCTTGGCGCAGGCGCCACTGCGGCGCAGGTCGCCGAGGTGCAGCGGCTCATCCCTGAGATCGATGCCCTGAAGGCGGCGAAGGAGCGGCTGGCGCAGGTTTCTCAAAACGGAAAACAGGCGCTGGAGAACCTCTTTGGTAGCGTGATCACCGGCAGCGCCAGCGCAAAGGACGCCGTCCTGCAGCTGATCGCCGAGATTGCCAAGGTTCAGGCGATGAACGCGATCATGGGCATGCCGGGCATGGGCGTGGCGCAGAACGTCATTGGCAACCTGCTGACCCCCGGCGGTGATGCCCTCACGGGTGTGCTCAAGGGGATCGGGCTGCCGGCGCGCGCGAACGGTGGTCCCGTCATGGCGGGGCACGCCTACATGACCGGAGAGCGCGGCCCCGAGCCGTTCATTCCGGCTGTGGCAGGCCGCATCCTGAGCACCGGCGAGGCCAAGGATGCCTACCGGGGCGGCGGTCGTTCTACGAGCTACCACGCCACCATCGATCTGCGCGGCACCACCGGGGATCGCGAACTGGATGCGAAGCTCCAGCGTGCCGGTGAAGCCTGGCTGGAACGTGTGCCCTCGGTCATGCAGGACCATCAGAAGCGAGACGGATAATGCAGGCCACCTTCCCCCATCTCGCCCTCTTTCAAGAGGTGCGGTTCCATCTTGCTGGTCAGTCGCTGGAGCCGGAGGAAAGCATCAACGGCACCGAGACGATCGTTCCGACGATGCGGGGGCGCTGGATCGGGGTCGCAGACTTCGCGATGAAGGGCGAGGCTGCGACCCTCCAATGGCAGGCGTTCCTTGCCCAGATGCAGGGCCGGATCGGCACCACGCTGGTGCCGTGCCGATCCCGGTACCGGCCAAAGGACAGGAACGGCTTGGACCTCCCGTTCGTGAAAACGGGTGGCTTTGCGGGCGCCCAGACCTTCGGGCACTTCGGCGTCGAAAACACGACAGTAACTCGGGTTTCGCTGGCCTCGGCCGCGGCGCTGCGGGCGACGGAACTGGACCTGACGCTGAACGACACGACAGGCCTGCGGCCCGGGCAGTTCTTCTCGATCGGCCCGCGGCTGCATCGGGTCCAGCTGCATTGGCGGCCCAATGGCGCCACCCATCGGGTGATGATCGAGCCGCCGCTGCGGGCAGCTGCCCCGGCGGGCGCGCGTCTGGAGATCGAGCGTCCGGTCTGCCTCATGCGGATGCGCGCAGAGGATGACGGTGTGATCGACCAGTCCATGGCCTACGTGCCACGGGCGCAGATCACGTTCATGGAGTCTCTCTGATGCCGGCACGCGATGATCTGATCGCCATCCCCGACGATGTGCTGCGCGATGGCCGGATCGGCCAGGCGGTGCTGGTGTTCATGGACTTCCGGGACGGGCCCAAGCGCTGGTGGACCGGCTTCGGTGATCTCGATGTCGGCGGCCACCGCTGGCAGGGTGTGGGTGACCTGGTCAGCATCGGCAAGATCAGCACCGCCTACCAGGTCTCGGCCAAGCAGGTGACGTTCAAGGTGGCGGCCACGCCGCAGATGTTCGCCCTGGCGCTGAACGCCAAGGCCCGCGTGCGGGACCGTGCGGTAACCGTCTATCTGCAGCTCTTCTCGAACATCCGGCAGGCAGCCTTCACGGCCGGGGGTGGGGAGCTGCTGGCGGGTGATCCAGTGGGCGCGCCGATCTCGCTCTTCAACGGTACCATGCAGCGAATGCCCTGGTCTGCGGAAGGTCCGGGAAGGCGAGAGATCAGTGTCGAAGCCGAGGGGCTGTTCTTCCGCCGCAACGCCCCGCCGCGCGGGCGCTGGACCGACCCGGATCAGCAGGCGCTCTTTGCAGGCGATCGCGGATTCGAGCGGCTGCCGCTTTACGCAAACGGCTACGAGGTTGGCTGGAGGATTAGCGGATGATCCGACTGGCGGGCGCAAACGACATCCTCCCGATCGTGGACATGATCGAGGAGCTGCGCGCCGCAGTGGGCGGTCCTGTGCCGGTGGACCGGTCCTGGACGGCCGGCATCCTCGCAAAGCTGATCACCAGCCCGGACGCGGCTGTCTGGGTGTCGGGCGGTGGGTTCATCGCCGGATCGCTGCAGCCCACGGTCATCAGCCCGGCGCTGATCGCCATGGAGCATGGCTGGTGGGCCCGCGATGGCAGCGGTCTGCGCCTGCTGCGCGCCTTCGAGGCCTGGGCGCAGGACCGCGGCGCGCTGCTGACGCAACTTTCGACAGGCCCCACGGGGCTGGATCTGACACGGCTCGGCTACAGGCTGGCCGAACGCGCATGGGTGAAGTGAATGGCCGTCTTTACGTACCTGGCCACCACGGCCTTCTGGGCGTCCGTCACTACTGCGCTTGGCACGACCGCGGCCAGCGCGATCATCGCGGCTGGCCAGGCAGTCACCTGGTCGCTGGCCTCGATGGCACTCTCCCGCCCTGCAGCGTCCCGTCAGGAGATGATGGCGACGCTGAACCAGACCGAGGCCGCCCGCCGCCGCGCCTATGGCCGCAACCTGATGGGCGGGGTGCGCGCGCTGTTCCAGGCCCGCGACGGTCGTCTGTACCAGGTCGTGGTGATCCACCACGGTCGGGTCGACGGGCTGCTGCGCTTCTGGATCGATGGCGAACCGGTCGGCTGGAACGCGGACACGGGCGAGGTCCAGCGTTACAAGTACCTGTTCTTCCGCGACGGCTCCGGTCAGGGCGGGGATTACGAGCCTGCCCGCCTGGCCTTTCCGGAAATCTGGACCGCAGCCCATCGTCTGCAGGGCCAGGCAACGTTCATGTCGGTCTGGGGCGATCCTTCGAACGAGGACTTCGGCAAGATCTTCCCCAAGCAATCGCAGACGCAGGTGCAGGCGGAGATCCGCGGCGTGCGGGTGCGCAACATGGCGGGCGATCTGGTCTATACCGAGACCGCAGGGCTTTGCATCCGCGATCTGATGACCCATCCCGAGGGCTGGGGCATCCCGCTCGCGCGCCTCGACACGGCCTCCTGGGCCTCCTTCTCGGCGCTCTGCGGCGAGGCCGTGCCGCGCGCCGATGGCAGCACCGAACAACGCTATCGGCTCTGCGGCTACTACACGCTCGAGGATCCGCTGAAGGACGTGACCGCCCGGATGCTGGCCACCTGCGACGGGCAGATCTACGAGACCGCCGACGGCACGGTCGGCATTCTCGGCGGGGCATGGTCGGACCCTGACGTCACCATCACCGACCGGGACATCCTGTCGATCCAGATGTCGGACGGCTTCGATCCGTTCACCGACTACAACGTCCTGCAGGGCAGCTTCGTCAGCCCCGATCACGGCTACCAGCCGACGCAGGTGGCCGAGCTGGTCGACGAGGCGGCGCTGGCCACGCAGCCGCGCCGCACCGACATGCTGGACGTGGACATGTGCCCCTCCGGGACGCAGCTGCAGCGGCTCATGAAGATCAAGCGGGCCAAGGACCGCCGCGAGCATGTCGGCACGCTGCGCACCAACCTGGTGGGGCTGAAGGCCCGCTTTCCGAAGGGTAATGGAATCCATACCATCCGGGTGATCTCCGAGGAGTTCGGCCTGGACGGCATCTTCGAGGTTACCAGCCACAGCTTCGACATCGCGCGCGCCACCTGCGAGATCGGCATCGCCAGCATCGTGAACCCCTATGCCTGGCACGCCCCTTCCGAGGAACAGCCCCTGCCGCCGACGCTGGCCCAGATCGGCACGGTGGACGAGGCCGACCCGGTCCCGACCGGTGCGGTGCTGGTCCAGGAACGGGTGTCGATCTCCGGCGACGTGCAGGGTGTGAAGCTGTCGCTGTCGGTTGATGATCCGGACCGCGACGGGCTACGTCTGCGCGCACAGATCGCGCGCGGTGACTTTGCCCCTGTCGGCCCCTGGAGCGGAACGCAGCCGCAGTGGGATGAGATGACAGCGGCCCAGCTGCGTGCGCAAAGCGATGTCCTGGACGATGGCCAGCCGTACACCGTCCGCTACATGTGGCGCGGGTATGGGACGTGGCAAAAGGCCGGGCCAGTCACGGTGCTGTCGAACCCCACAACGCCGCCGGCGCCCTCCAGCCTCGGCGTCGTAGCGACCGGGGACACCGCCTATATCGACTGGATCAACGCCCCCTCCGGCTATTTCCGCACCCAGGTGTTGATGGGCGCCACCACCGACGTCGCCGCGGCGACCATTATCGCCACGGTCGCGGGCAGCGCGGGCCGCCCGGACAACTACACTCACGACATGACCGGGATCACCGGCACCCGCCGCTTCTGGGTCCGCACCTTGAACCGCTCCGGTGTGCCGTCCGATCCCATCGGGCCGATCTCCGCCACCTTCTGACGCCACCCATCCATCCGTTCACGACCGCCCGCCCTGCGCGGGCTTTTTGCATTTGAGGTCAAGCATGCCCACAGTCACCGATATCCTGCGGGTGTTCCGCGATCACGTCCGCTTCACCGGCGACGGGCAGCCGAACGCGCCGGTGGGGGCGCCCTTGCCCGGTGGCGATCCACGCTCCGGCATGTACAACTTCGACAAGTTCGAGATCCGCGAGCTGCTGATCGCCATCCTGCAGACGCAGGGGGATCCTGAGGCGCTGGCAAACATTCTGGCTCAACTCGATGATAAGGCTGAAGCCTCAGAATTGAGCGCGCTCAAGCCTGTATTGTCCAGCTTGAGCATGGGAGACATGTTCGGACAGCACCTCGCAATCGGGCAGGCTCTCAACGGTGCCAGTCTCGTGGCAGGGACGGGAACCACCGTGATGGGGATCCGTATCCCTGCGGGTCAGACCGGGGCACAGACCTATCTATCGCTGGTAATGAATATGGAAGCCATGCGCGGGCAGACCATATTTTTCCGTACACGCTTCAAAGCCTCTGCTGGGTTTCTGGCATCTGTGACGCTCGGCCCCGTACGCGCTCAATATTCGACGGGGTCGGGATACACACCTCTGGAGGTGTCGGCTCCGGCTGCCGTACAGCGTGGTGATATGCTGGAAATCTCCGGCATTGCAACTATTCCAGGTAATGCGACCCAAGCCGGGTTGACCCTACAGGTTGCGTCCGCGAATGCTGTCATGTCCAGCGTACAAGAGGCAGTAGTGTCGTCGATCGAATACACGATCCTGTCGGACCGAGGTGACGAGGCATCCGTCCAAAGCCGTTTCCAGTTCGTTAATACTGGTCTGCTGCCTTATGCAGAACACCCCACAGTTGGATCGGCACAAGCTTTGAATGGGGCGACCCGGGTCAATGATGAGCGCGGCGCTGGAATTGGGATCAATACACCTGTCGGCCAAACGGGCGCTAGTTCCTATGTCATCAGGCTTTTCTCGGCGGCTGGTCTTCAGGCGGGTGATCGGCTGCGCGTTACTGCAAAATACGATGTTTCGGCAGAATTTATGTCGCGGCAGCCTCTCGGGCCGGTAGTTTTCAATGTCCGAACAACGCCGAACGGGCCTGGGATCAATCGAACGGCCGCGCGTCGCATGGTGCAGGACGGTACAGTCCTGACAGTGGTCTCCGATTATGTTGTGCAGGGCGACGAGTATATGCTTGGTCCCTGCATCCAGCTTGCTGCCGGCGGCGATACGAGCGTGGCCAGAAATTTTATCGCCAAGTCACTTGAAGCTATGGTTTCTCGGTTCGGAGAGAGCGACACCACAGCAACTTTGCAGCACGCGATGGCCAGGAACCGCAGCGACATTGTCGCAGCAGTGACCAGACCTCCAGTCGCGACAGATCTGGATGTTGGTACGGGCGGACTTACTTTTGCAGCTGCGATTGTAGCAAGTGCAGGAGCCTCACCGGTCACGCCGGTAAGGTGGCGGGTTTTGCCCGGTGAGTACACGAGCGAGTTTAACTGGACACTTCCAAAGTACGTTGAAATGGGCGCCTCTAGTGCTGTTCGGCCTCGCATTCACTATGAGTTGCCCGATGGATCGGCGCTAAATCCTGCTAGCCACCAACCGTTCTTTGTCACTGATACGGCAAGTCTGCGCGGGCTGGATGTCAGCGTCCGAAATGGACGCTATGCGGTTCACATCGAAGCGAATGGGGCTAATCCTGACGCAGTTATCGAGATTTCAGATTGCCGTCTGGAGCATCTTGGGAACGTGATTGGGAGCTGGGCCTCGCAAGATGCGCTTGGCATGGGAACATCAAGCGGGTGGCATGTAACGAGCAAGGACAGCGTGTACATTGCGCCAGTCATGACGTTTGCTTGGCACAACAACGTGGACTTCGCAAAGCCCTGCGTTGTCAGGAATGAGCGCGATACCTTTGTTGCATTAACGCAGTCAAGTGGTAGCGGGGTCAACGGAACGGCTCTGCGCATTCTTCCTTTGGGCTCTGGTCAGCGTGATCAGCACATCATTGAAGATTGCGTGATTGTCGGTGACATTTCCTATGCAGTAACCGGGTGGTTTCCCTCTGAACTAAACAAGCAGCTTGCTGATCATTCCGAGATAAAGGTCTCTGGGAAGGGAAACAGCCCTGCGGTGTTCCGCATTACCGACTTTGGTCGTGCGCTTAAAATTGCGGCGCCAGATGGTTCGTTGGCACCCGTGAGCGTAAGTGGGCCTGCTGTTGCAATCTTGATGGGCCAAGTGCGCTCCTATCCCGGTGCAACTAATCTAGCGAGCTATGTTCACGGTTCAGCTGATGTTTCGGAACAGCTGGTTGGACCCGCTGCCAACTTGGCCATCACCAGCTTGGGAAGGCGATTGGGAAATCGCTCCAGCACGCCTGTCAGCCTAAGCGTGACTGTTGGCGCTGAAACGCGAACGGTGACGTTCAACGCAAACCATACCGCCGTCAGCAATGCTGATCTTCTTGCTCAGATCAATACTGCCTTGGGCGGCATTGCCGTGGCATCGCTTTATGCAGTCGGAGAGCGTTACCGTCCCCGCTTCACAGATGAGGAGCTGTCCCTTACCAACGGACAAACTTATGGCATCCCGATGGGATCGCTTCTGGCATGGGACACGAACCGGACGCATGTAAGGCTGATGACATCGTCGGACGATCCCTCAATATTCGCGGGCGTTGCGTGGGAAGATATCTATCCCTCGAAAGTCGGTCGCGTTAAGGCCCGTGGATACCTCCCGATCTCAGATATCCGTCGCGCAGACAGTGCTGCCATTACTTTCGGTTCAAGCCTTTCCGTTTCCCCTACCAGCCCGGGACAAGCTGTCGCGGGTGGATCGCAAGCGTTGTTGACGGCCATCAGGCCTACCGCGGTTGCGCTGCGCGGCACCCCGTAATCCTAATTTTTGGCTGATCACCCCGCCTTAACCGGCGGGCTTTTTCATGCCCGGCCGCCGGGCGTGAATCCCACCTCAATCTACGGAGGCCGCGATGGCTCATGACACCACCCGCCATCGTATGGCCGGGCCATTACCATGAACGAGCTGATGACCCTTATCCGGGAGGTGGGCGGCGGCCTCGCCGGTGTCGTGATCGTCGTCCAGGGCTGGGCCAACTGGATCCAGTACAAGCGCAACGGTGAGCTGCAGGACAAGATGCTGGAGATGGCGCAGGCGATGGTGAAGGAAAGCCGCGACCTTATCACCGACACGAACAAGACCTCGGCGGCGAACACCGAAATCATGGGCCGGGCGGTTCGGCTTCTGGAGGATCGGCGATGATGGGGCGGCTCATTCGACAGCTGACCGGCCACGGGCGCAGGGCCGAGAAGGCCGACACGATCATGCGCGAACACATGACAGACTCGGCCCCGGAGAAGCGGGCCATCAAGGCGCGAGTGCGGGCAATCGAACGCCTCGTGGAGCAGCTGGAGAAGGACACCAAGACATGGCACTGACTATCGGGCTGATCGCCGTCATCAACGCGCTCGGCTATTTCGCCGTGATCTGGGCCTTTCGCGCCAGCTTCCGCGAGCTGCGCTCTGCCACCTGGTGGTTCGCTACCGGCTTCATGATCCTCGCTGGCGCCATCATCCTGCGCGGCCTCTACTGGGATGTGTTTATGCCCCTGCTCAGGCTATGGGCGCCCGAGGCATCTGCCTGGCTCGCGGACCATGTCGGACGCTATGCTAACATCGTCTTCGGGCTGATGAAGATGGCATCGTTCTTCTGCGCTCTGAAATGCCGGCAGATGCTGATCCCCGAGGAGGAACGGCGCTACTGGCCGATCTGGAAGGCGTGGATGCACCCGACCAAGATCAGGCTTCTGCCGTGGCGGTAGAGAGTGGCGGTCCCAAACTGGGCACAGAGTGAGACCGCCTAACCGAAGGGCGAGGAATTTGCCCTGATCAGCTGCCGATATTCCTACGCAACCTAAAGATGAAATCAATCCCCGCCCC